GCAGGCGCACCCTGCTAGTTGGCGGGAAATTGTTTTCCGCCTCTGCCGGTTAAGGTTTGTCCGGACGCGACTGGTCAGAATCGCTGTGAACTGGCCGGGAGGCGGAAAGTTTAAAAGAACGAAATTGGCGCTCCCGCTCAGGGCTCTTTCCCTAAACTTTTCCTGCGTATTACCACCGAGCGGGGCGCAGAACAACGCCGAGTCTGACAGACAAACAGTTACCGTCAAGCGGAAACTACAGGCTGAATACCATCACGCAGAAAGCCACGAGCGCCAGCGCACCAAAGAACCCGGAAAGCTGGAGCATCAGGCGATCTTGATACCACTTGCGACTCTTGCGCTCCGCGATGACACAGGCGACTGCAATGACGGCACACATGAGCATGGACACTAGGCTGATGTATATCATGGTTGTCGGGGGTTAGGAATACTGGCTGGGCATTGTTGATTGCTGCTTTTGTCGCATGTCCGGCGGGTGAAACCAAGCCGAAATCTGCGGTGGATGATAGGTCGTGGCGTGCCCGATGACCTCTAATCCTAGGCCGATGCCGAACACGTCGTCGTCATGGGCGCCCTCGGCCGCTTCGCTGCGTCCGTTGGCTTTGCGCACGAAGTTGTCGAACTGGTCGATGGCATCGAGATCATAGATTTCAATCCCTCCGCCGGTCTCGCCGATGCACCGGATGGCACCGGCCAGTTTCTCCACCAGGTTCTCGCGGGTCCGCGCAGTGGTCTGGTAGCCATAAGCCTTGGTCGTGGTCTGCTCCGTCTTGTTGAACACTTCGCGCCGATACAGGTTGGCCCCGCGCAGCTTCAACAGCTCCGTGATGCCCTTGTCCTGATTCATCTCGATGACGATGGTGCAGGTGTTGTTCACCGGCCCGTAGAAGCGACCCAGCTTCCAGATTTCCGGCTCAAGGATGGGAATGTCCCACCGCGAGCGCACGATCCTCGCCGCCGTGGCCGGCGGCCACCACCCCCCCTTGTCATCGTAATACCCCTCCCGCAACACGAACACCGAATGATAGTCCGGGTCCGCTCCGCCCGCCTGCGTGATGCCCGTCATGGGATCCACCGACAGTATGTAGCGGTGTCCCTTGGTTGGCTTTTCAAAGATAATGATCTTGGCCTCATTGGGTGATGTGCTGCGGAACGTGATCCGCCCTTCCTTGCTCTCTTCCAGTATCCCGTGCTGCGGCGGCAGTTTCGCGGCCCGGCGACGCAGTTCCGCAAGTCCGGTCAGGCTGAAACGCTGGTTGCCCGACTTCTGGAACGCCGTCTGCCACGAATGCGGATAGTCACGGTCGAAGATGTTCTTGTCCTTGCGGCACTCGTTCTCGATGGCCCAACGCCGCCACGCCAGTTGCTCCCACACCGAGTAGTTCTCCACCGTCTCGCCCAATCTCATCACGCCATCCTCGCCCAGCACGCCGTAAGTCCCGATCAAATCCTTCTCGCCTCCATACCACTCCTCGTCATCCAGCGTGTCCTCGATGTGCTTCGCTTCCTCCTCGGTGAGACGGATGGCCGAGTCCTCGAACTGGAACCACGCGGCAAAGATGCGGATAAACTGTCCGGGCATCACCTTGACCTCGCCGCTCAGGAATTTCTCGGCGTCGATGCCGCCGCACCAGTAGCGGTAAAAGCTGCCGGTCTGGCCTTCTGCCGTGGATTCAAGGTCTATGATGGTTCCGGGTTGGAGCGGCACGCACTTCAGGATGTTACCCAGCACCTCGGAGGAAGCCGCCACTCCGTCCTCCTGCCAGCGCGCCACCTCAAAGCAGTGAAGCACCTGGTGGGTGCCGCCGATGCCCGCCTTGGCGTCGCCCGCAGTCTCGCGGATGAGGCGACTGCCATTAGTCCACGTTCCCTTCTCGCTGTTGATTTCGCCCGAGTTTCCCCAATCAAAGGCGTCGTTCTTCTGGTAGGTCTGGAGCATCGCCCATGCCTCGTCCACCTGCGAGGTCTGGCCACCGATGATGACGCATGACGTGGCCTCGCGCCGCAGCTTCGTGTAGTCTATCGCGCAGCCGTAGGTGGTGGACCCCTTCTGGCGGGGCTTGAGCCGCACCAGTCGCACCGGCAGACCCAGCTCGTTCATCCGGTCGATCACCCGCTGCGTTTTCTTCTGGAGGTAGTTGCAGGTCGGCTTGATGACTCCGACCTCGCGCTTCTTGCCGTAGATGCGCCCGTAGGTCTCAAACCACGCCGAGGTGGACTTGCGGATGGCCGCCTTGATGATGTCGTTGTGGGTCATCGCGCCACACGCTGCATGATCCCGTGCGCCCGGTCAATCAGGTGGAAATCAGCGTTTCGGAAATAGAACAGCCATAGGGGTGAACGCGCCCGCAGTATGCACAGCGTCGATTTGACCGCCTCGTGCGCGAACGCCTCATTGAGCAGGCGCGTGGCCACACCGCGGTTTCTGAACTCCGGCTCCACATACAGCTCGGTCAGGCTGCTGAACAACGCGCCGTCGGTCACAAACCGGATCAGCCCGATCTGCCGGGCCACGCCGTCCGCGACCATGTAGGCGCCGATGCAGAACGATGACTGGAGCGCGGTGCGGATCTGGCCGTCACCCAGACCTTCGGTGTGGTTCGCCTCGCGTATGGCCCGCAGACACCACGGCACGTCCAGTTTCACGGGGTCCGCTGACAAGGTATATTCGAGGTCGGGAGCGACGGACATAGATGGGTTTGCAGACATGGTAAGGGATGCCGAGTTTCTTGGCGAGATTACGAGTTGATCGCATTTTCAATACTAATAGCCCGCTCATGTCGTTCAAGAGCATCAGCCGGAGATTCAGCTTCAACCGGCCAGAACAGGGGGTCGTCGGCAAGTGAAAGATCTATCACGTCGCACTTATCTGGGGTTATTGCAGCCCAACCGAATTCGCATTTCTCTATCTTGCGAACACCCCGCCCGACGCGCTCTCCGCCCTTTCCGCGAGTATGCATAAACCCAAGCTTCCCTTCAGCGGACTCTACCCAATGTGGAATTTTTCTATTCATGTTCCTTGAGGTTAAGCATACTCAACACTTCCGCCCGCTTCCGCACCAGCCAGTCCGTCGGGTTCAGCGCCCGCTCGGTCGAGACGTGGCCCGACGGATGGCGATCATGCAGGCCGTTCAGTCCGATATGGTCAACATGGCTCACCCGGCTCACGGCCATGCGATAGTTGAACAGCCCGGGCAAGTGCCAGTCCCATGCCCACTTTTCAGGGATGAGATGCGCCACGCGCCCCACCATCTCCAGCGACAGAAAATAGAACACGCCGGGCGCAAACCGCTGCCAGATGACCTCCTCTCCCGGATGATCGCGGAACACGTTGTTCTTGTAGTCCTCGTGTGTCTTGGTCCGATAGAGGCACACCGGGGCATGATACTTTTCCAGCAGCGAAATAGCCGCGTCGCGCCAGCCCGGATCGCAGATGATGTCCGAGTCGATGAGCGCAAGGTGCGTGCAGCCGTGAATCTCCCGGTTGCCCCAGAACTCAAGGATGTGCTTCCGCCGCTGGGCGTCGATGCCCATGCTCTCGGTGCGCACCACCCCATCCCTCACGCCCTCCATGTGCGCCCAGAAATCGGCCCCGCATTCCGTGCTGCCGTCATCGTAAAGCACCAATGCGTCACCATCATCCATCCCCTCCGTGATCGTCGGCACACACTGCCGCGCCAGTTCCGGGCGGTTGTAGATGGGGACCGAGATGTGAATGCGGGTGGTCATATCCAGTCGCAAATCTTGCTCCCGTCCGGCATCGTGTCGCTCCACCACGTCGGGTTCCGACTGCGGAACATCTCCGCGCCGTCGTGATACCGCTGGGCCGAGTTCTGCTGCTCATACACCTTGTCCCACGGCACGCTGGCATCGGCCCAATGATGGCGGTGGCGGAACATCAGATGCCGCGCCTCGATGACCTTGGCCACGCCGATCTTCTGCCGCTGATAGGCCCGCAGCGTGAACTCCCCGTCAGAAAACACCGAGGCATATTCAGCCGGCAGGAATCCTCCAGCCAGTTCGCAGTAGGCGCGCGTGCAAATGGCCATCGTCAGCAGTCGGTCCTTGCGGAATCCATCCGACACGGCGATGACCGTGGGCACCCGCCATGCCATCACGTTGTCCGCAATCTCCCGCGCCAGCAGGTTCGCCCAGTTCTCCGGCGGCTCAAAGTCGTCCGACACCTGCACCAAAACCATGCCCGTGCTGCGCGCATAGGCCGCGTTCCATGCCGCGACTGATTCTTCGGTCTCGCACTCCACAAAACTGATAGGCAACCCCGGCTGCGCCCCGATGGCCTTGATAATCGGGCCAATGCCGCCCGCGGCCTTGTCGGCGGCAAAGATGTATTCGATGCCCGATGATATGCCGGCTCGGGACAGCCACAGGTGCATCGCAGCCACAGCCTTTTCCGGCCGTCGCGTGGCGTGAAGAAGAGAAAAGAGCGGGGTCGTCATAATTTCAATCCGGCCTGAATGCTTTTAAACCCACTGTTATCCTTCACCTGATGAAACAGCGCGACGCCTGGGGCAATATTTCTCCGCAGCCAGTCCAGCGTCATCGGGAGTGATGGGCGCCATATTTGCTGAATAGTCTTCGAGTGTGCGGCCTGCGGGACGATCTCAGGTGCGGCATAGGTATCGAAAGCCTGCCCGAGCCCTTTGCCCCAGAAAACATCCGGGGCGGCCAGGACATTGGCCAGCAAAGGTGCCCTTGTCCGCCAGTCCGACGGATACACCCCGCATCCGGCCATGTGCGCAAAACCGTGGGCTCGCTCGATATAACCCATGAACGGACGCCCATGCTTCAGGTATTCCTCCTTAATCTTCTGCCGCCATCCGGGCCACATCGGAAGCGTATCGGCCTCCAGCCACAGAATTGGTTCGTGCGGATGAACCCGCTCGGCGAATTCAAATGCCCGCAAAAACAAATGAGAAGCAGCAATCGGAAGCCGACCTCGTTTTCATCCGGACACACCGCCCACTCCAGCACATGGAGCTTTGTGGTTTGAAGCACGGTGCCCGATTCCGCAGCGGCGCGCATGGTCTGCATCACGATGACTGGTGGCTGCTCTCCACGCTCCCGCAGCGACAACGCCCACACATGGTCTAGCCACCTGAGCGCCTGCACCTTGTCCCTGTGCGAAACCCCGAGGATACAGATCATGGCAGCGGAAGCGCGTATATGTCGAACTGGGGCGATGCCTCGTCCCAGCCATCAATGCGATACCTCTCGGCCAGCAGCCATGAACGCACGGTCTCGGCACTGAATCCAGCCCTCTCCAGCGCACCGCGGTTGATCTCAATATACATGACTGGACGGCACCGCCGGATGGTCTCCGCCGCTCCGCGCAGAACCTTTGGCTCGTAGCCCTCAACGTCTATCTTGAAAAAGGCCAGCCTCGGAAGTTTCCACTGGTCCAGCGGGGCCACCTCGATCCCGCTGCCGGTTTTCAAATAGGCTGCACCTGCGTTCGGCCCAATGACCAGTTCCGCGCAGTTGAATTCGTCCGACAGTCCGATGCGTTCGCACTGCACATGGGAATGCCCGGCCAGATTCCTGCGTAGGCACTCGAAGGCCAGCGGGTTGGGCTCGAAGGCGATGACCTGCCCCGTGGCCACGCCTGCTGTCGCTCGGGCATAGGCGATGGTGTTGTCACCGATGTTGGCCCCGGCATCCACCACAGTATCGCCGGGCTTGATGAACTTCAGGTGCTTCTCCAGTGTCGGCGTATCAAAGTCGAGTCGCTGCGCCTGCTGCACCCACTTTGAGATGTGCGTGTCGTTGGACAGAATCCAAATGCCCCGGTTCGTCACCTCCAACTGGTGATCCCGCCTTCCGTCCAGCATCTGTTCGATCTCAGGCAGGCAGTCCTTGAGCGGGGCATGGCTCCAGAACTGGCGTGTGTTCTGGAAACCCTTGGGCCACTCATCGCGATTGCGGTCCACCCAATGATAGGGCGACGCCAGCGGGCACTCGTAACGCTTGGCCACCACCCCGAGAAAATTGAACTCCGAGAACGCCGGCTGCTTGGGCTCGGCCGCACACTTCCTGATGTAATGGTCCCAAGCCATCCCGTGCGTCTCCTCCAGATGCTTGCGGGCCTGCGCATAGACCGAGCGGTAGTAGATGATCGGGAAGCCGCACATGAACTCCACGTTGACCTCGGTGCCATAGGCGCGCTCCGTCGGCTCCTTCCACACCACCGCATTTCCCGCGTCGCTATACCATTGCCAAAGAATGGACGGTTTGTTGTCCACGAAGTAGTCCCGCATGTCGGTCGGAGCCTTCACGAACACATCGGAGTCAATGTGCGCGATGACATCGGCATCGGTGAATGTGTCCGCCCTCATCTTCATCGCCTGCTGCCAGTAGTAGCCGTATCCGGGCCAATCCTCGGTGCCAAAGTGCTTCAGATTGGGCACGCCAGCAACGATGGCTTGAAACACTTCACAGTCCTGCGCCGGGGTGATAACGATGATATTCCTGAATCCCGTCAGGTTCTTCCGGTTGACCTCCAGCGAACGCCGAAACCACTCGGCGTCCTTGGCGTAAGTGACGTAGAACAGGTCGATGGTCATTTCATCAGCGGAGGCACGCCGACGCCCAGCACCTCACAGATGCGGATGTAGGCGGGCATGGACGGCCAATTGTGGCCAAGCTCGATGTTGGCCGTGTTGGAGTAGGACAGGTGGATCAGATCAGCGAACTGCTGCCGCGTCAGCTTGCGCCCCTTGCGCAGCTTCTGCACGCCGCGGGCGAACATCTTCAGCAGCTTCTTGTCATCCTTGGTTTTGAGCGCCGGGGCGAGGGCGGCGACTTGGGCATGTGCGGTCATTCTTCCCGGTCATCCTGCACACCGCCCTATTACCGTCAAGCGGTAATTTTGCTTGCCTTCCTGACCATCGGCGGTTTTAACTGACATCCATGCCCTTACTCTCCATCATCGGCCAAACCAAAGTTGTCAGCGAAGCCAAGCAG